ACTGGGATTGACTCATCTGCCCTGCTTTCTGGGATGGACTTGCTGTTCTTGGGGCGCTCGCTTGCTGACCCGGCTACCAAATTTCCTGCGGACATTGATGCTAAAAAATTGCTGGCTGAACAAGAGCAGTTACAGGCAGTGTTAGCCGAACAAGATGGACGTGCCTGTGTGGTGCGAAAGTTGGGAGATGTGCCAGTAGTGGTAGTGCTTCCGTTTATTGACTTAACTGGTTACAGCGCCAGTCAAAGTGCCGATTGGTATGAGGAGATAATCGCATGGGTGCAAGGACTCGGAAGAAAGCCTCAACCGCAAGAACTAAGGGCAAAGTGGGAAGCGCTCACCGGACAAACGCTCAACGACGAAGGACTAAAGCTGCTAAGAGAGCATCTGGGGGTTTAAATTGGGCAGTTCGCTACGGAGATATAGAAAAATACCGGAAGTTATGCGCTCGCGTTCATAAGTCTACTGGTGGGGTTTGTTGCTGCTGCTTGAAACGGCGCTCGCAGGAAGTTCACCATGCCCAGTATGGGCGCGATAGGATTGGCGAGACAGTATTCCCCTTGTGTAAGCGATGTCACGATCAAAAGGCGCATTCTGAGCAGAATTGGCACAAGGACAAACGTGATCCGGTGTGGGGGAACAGGAATACCCAGGAGTTTAGCGAGCGCTTGCGCTTAGGGTATAAGTTATTGACACTACGTTAACCTAGAATATATTTTTTTACAGACTCATTTAAATTAAACTCATAAACTTTTCGGTCTATTTTAACTCCATTTGTTTTTGGGGTTATTTCTCTTGCCATTTTAACAATTTCTTTTTTACTTTCATCGTCCAGGTTGTAATAATCACAAATTTTACGCTCCAAATCTATGGGGTAAATGGACGCACTAACCTCACCTTCTGATTGTCGATCTAAATTAACCATATTTTTCTATAAGTGTTTTTGCTTGTGAGCTGTCAACAGCTATTTCAAAATAACCGTCATCTTCTTTTCCGCGATAAGTCATTCCCATCTTATTGTAAAATGGTTTAGCTCCCTCTAAAGCTACCAATTGAACTTTATCAGCCTTTTCTTTTTTTGCCTGCTTAATTGATTCCGCTAAGGCTCTAGCTCCAGCGCCCCTAGCCGCTCTGCTATCACTACTACGTGCGGCATTCCAAGGGGCAGTCGCCAAGTATTCAATGTATAAAGCCGTCTCCTGTTGGTTTTTGCGCCCTATCGAAGGAATTATATCATACGCGATCGCTGATTGTAGGTTCCCGGATTTGTCTTTAATCGCCAATGCTTTAGCGTTTTCATACTGAATAGCGTCTCTTACGTCCCGATGGATTATTTTGTTGTCAACAATTCTATCTAAATTTTCCCCAGAAAAATCGGTTATTTTTTTTTCAGCCAATCTTTGTTTAAGCTTGCCAATATCTTTACTTTGCTGCTCATTTAAAGCAGCTTCCACTTTTTTAATAGGGAAAACTTTCGTTGCTAAATAAACCTCCGCTGATGTTTTTGCGTGCTTGTTAGCCTCTGCTTTTGTGTTAAATGCTGCCTCTATAGTTCCAAATCGATACAAGTGGCTTGCCGAAGAAACATACTTTCCGTCTTCTCTTTGGCTTACAGTAGCTAAAGCTTGGTTTATAAAATCACTTTTATAGATTGTTTTTCCTTCCTTTGATTCTATTTTTAAGCTCTTATTTTTTCTGTGGTATCTATTGTTTTCTAGCAAAACAGCGTGATCCATTTTTACATTGTCAAAAAAAGTAACATGAGAGTCTCCTGCTGCTTTAGCTTCTTTAATTGATTCTTTTCTGTTATTAACAGCTATATTCAAATTACTTATTTTTGTTGCTAGTTCCTGTGTTTCCACTTCTTTTTCCCACTGATCATAAAGTTTAAAAAATTCTTGTTTGCTACGAACAACGCTAGCGTTGTCTCCCGTAAGCCCTTCTCCCTTAATAGGTTTTTTAGTAAATTTGGTCTTAGATTTAGCTTGTCCTCTCAATCCACCCTTGGGTTTGACAGGCTTTAGTAACCCTTCCTCTCTTAAATCCTTGTTTTTCCGCTTGGCTTTAATTGCAGCCGTCAACACGCTCTTGCGTCGTTTATGGGAGAGGGTGTCTACGTCAATACCCTCTTTCTTGGCTATCTCCTGTAATTCAGATACGCGCTTATTCGCCAGTCCACCACCGCCTCCCCGACCGCCTCCCCGACTGCCGCCGCCACCAGAAGTCCAGCGACCTCGACCATCTCTGGGCTGATTGCGATTATAGTCTTCTCTCCAGTCATCGGGCAAATGCTTACTGATACCCACTACCCGACCATCAATTTTGAGGTGGTAGCGTCCGGTAACTGATTTAACAACGGTAGTAGTCATGGCTTATGATATTTACTTCAAGATACTTTTCTAATTTCTAGTTCGCAAGTCCATCCACTTGTTGCACTTAATCTGTGAGTTACTTTTTCTATTTGAAATTTACCATTATCATTGGCATTGTCGAAGCTAAATAAGGTTAAATTGTTTTTGGCTGAATAATCATAATCACCCTCGATATTTATTATTCCGGTATGGCGAAATCGATTAGTTTCTTTGAGCGCTCCACTGCTACGCCTTAATGCTGAATTAAGAGAGGCGTAGTATCCTTCTTGCCTTAAATCCAAATAATCATTATTGGGAATATCAGTATCATTTACTGTGCCATTGCCGCTATCGTATAAAGCAAAAGCCTGACGATAAGTCCCTTTTACTTTTTGAGTAAAACGAGCGCTGATGCAGTCAGTCGGTGAAAGTATACCCGCGCTCGCAGCCGCTTCTAAATCAGAAAAATCTTCAAAATATAAATTGCCAAATTTAAATCTAAAAGCATAACCGTAATCCTTGGCGAGCGCGTCTAACAATGCAGCGTACCCGTTGTTACTTGTTACCTTGGGCAAATCAGTTGTATTGGGAGCTGTGCCAGCAATTATTGTACTGATATTTCCAATAAGGGTTAGGCTGAAATTACTGGCGATTTGGGAAACAATTAAATTAAGCTGTTGGTTTGTGTAAGTTATTTTTTCTTGTGAGTTAAGAGATAAGTTGTAATCGTAGGATTGAGCGCCGACTCTTACCGTGTCAGGGGCGTAATTGCGCTCTGGATAATCACATTTGTGTGTTCCGGTATTAAACTCGCTTGAATCGCCTTCATATTTAAATTTAACCTCAATTGAATCGCCTTCTACAGGAATGTCCGTGGCTTGGGCATCGAATTCAATTTCTAGAATAGACGCGCCACCTGTAATTGTTTCAGTGTAGCTAAGGCTAGTGACATTGGGAGCGAGTGTTGTGACTTTTTGTACTGAGTTAACGACAAAGCTGCTAATGATTGGTTCTTTTGGGGGTAGTCCCGTTGGGGATTGTAAAAATTCTGCTGTAACATTTAAAGTGTCTGTTTGCGACCATCGTATTGATTGTATTACATAGTCACCATAATTGGTTCCTTTGATGGTAAGGGTATAAAAAGTGTAGTTATCTGCGAGCGTCCTTAAAGTGTCTAATCGTTGCTGCGGATTAGTATTGTAAACTTTACTGAATCGTAGTCTTAAAGTAATTTGTATTAAATCATCTTCTCCGTCTTGTACTTTGGGAAAATTCTGTAATCTGGCAATTTCATCGGTGGGATAGGTCAGCGCTTCTTGCATTAAATCAAGAAATTCCTCTTTGGCAAAATCAAATAATCCGTAATTTCCAATTGCGCTCGCAATCGGAGTAAAATCACCAATTGCTGTTGTTGGTGTTGTTTGGGTGAATTCTATTCGCGCTCGCGAGCGCCCTAAAGAGTCAATTTGGCGGTCAACACTGCTAATTGCGAATTTTCCCCAGTATTTAGTCCCAACGTAAAAATCACCCTTAATTCGCGACAGTGCTAGATTGTTCAATGCTGTAAATCGGGTCTCATTCTCAAATGTAGCGGATATAACGATGGTTTCTCTAGACTTAGACGCTATCTGTAGTGTGGTGTAGTTGCGGATTTTATCTATTTTTTGGTAGGGGTAGCGGATTGAACCCGCGAGCGCCGTAATCTCGGAGCTGTCAAAGTTAAATGTGTGGAATGAAGCGATTGTAGTCATAGATGGTAACGGAATAAGACAATTCTTTAACTACGGATATCCGCAGTGAGGCTTAAGCTCTGCCGCGATTAAGACGCGATTGCGCTCGCTCTATCAATTCCAGGAGTTCGCGATCGCTTCTCCTCAATACATCCAAAATCCAATCATCTCCCCTGTCAGTCGCACCACCATTAATTTGGATGGTGCGATTATCATTGATAACGATCCCACCTCCACCCGCGCTCGCGCCTGCAGGGACAGGAACGGTTAACTGATTTCGAGCTTGTCCCAACGCGCCAGAAAAAATTGATGCTGCATTACTTTGGGCAAATCCTTGGGAAAAGTTTTGTAACGTAGCTGTTCCCGCGCTCGCCAAGTTAGCTAGAGGAGAGGAGCGATCGCGTGGCTCGGAACCGGGTAGCAAATTTCTAAACGCCTGGAGTTGGGACTTAAACCAAGCGATAGCCGAATCAAACCGCGAGCGCATCCCATCAACCAAGTTTCCAATTGCAGCCGCGCCCGCGTTCCACAAGCTTGTCCCCCAGCTAGAGATAGTCTGGGTTATCGAAAATAATGCAGTGCGGATAGTCGCGCCCCAATATTCAGCAGATTCTTGTACTGTTACTGTCATTCCTAACCACACATCACCCATAAATTGAGTGACTCTATCCCAATTTGCCGCCAACACCCCAATGCCAGCTCCCAGAGCGGCAAACGCCGCCAAAGTCCCCCAGACGGGCGCGGTCATCCCAGCAAAGACCGCCGCCACACCGCCCCCTACTACGGAAAGTCCGCCCAGTGCGCTCGTGACTACTGGGATAGCTGCACCGATTGTACCTATAGCAGAAATCACGGAACCAGTCGCAATCAGAACCGGACCGAGCGCGACGGCGACTAACCCTATCCCTGTAACGACTTGTAAAACTGGCTTGGGAAGTTGAGCAAGCGCCTGGACTGCTTTGGTTGCTAAATCTATCCCCAAGGTCATCATATTAAGGAGTCCGGTATCAGCGATCGCGATCGCTAATCCTTCCAAGGCAGACTGCATTGATGCCATTTGCCCCTGAAGTCCGCCTCTCATTGTGTCAGCCATCTTGGTAGCCGAGCCATTAGCAGCGTCCAGCTTATCTTTAAGTTCCTGCAAGCTGGCTGAACCTTGCCCCAATAAAGCAGACATTCCTGTCCCAGCTTCTTGACCAAAGATTGTGATCATATCCGTAGTGTTGGCACCGGCGCGTTCTAAATCGCCAATAATATTAATCAGCGATCGCATCTCGCCGCTGCTGTTCGTCACACTCACCCCTAATCGATTTAGCGTTTCCGTTGTGTCCTTGGTGGGTTTAAGAAGCCGGGAAATAGCTCCCCGTAGAGAGGTTCCCGCCATGCTTCCCTGAATCCCGGCATCGCTTAATTTGCCAATGATTGTTGCCGCTTCTGTAAAGTCTAACCCAGCGCTTTTAGTGATTGGCGCGGCATATTTCATCGCCTCCCCTAGCTGGCTGATGTTTGTGTTGGCGCTCGTGGCAATTTTTGCCATCACGTCGTTTACATAGTTGATTTTTGATGCCTCAAACCCATAGCCAGTCAATACATTGCTGGCTATATCCGCAGCACGGGCTAAGTCTAGTTGTCCTGCGGTCGCCAAGTTGAGGAGTCCCGGCATTGCAGCGGTTATCTCATTCACTTCAAACCCAGCCATTGCCAAGAATCCTTGAGCATCCGATGCTTGTTTGGCGCTGAACTCAGTGGTTGATCCTAACTGCTTTGCCTGGTCTCTAAGCTTCTCAAACTCCTTACCCGTTGCACCTGAAACGGCTTGTAACCGCTGCATGGAATTCTCAAAATCACCTGCAATCTTTCCTACTGCGGCAAACCCGATACTGATGGGAGCGGTCATGAGTGAAGCTTTTTGACCTAAGCTAACCATTGAACCACCAATAGATTGAAGCCGTCCAGCCATCTGCTGACCCGCTACTTGGACTTTACTGAATCCTGCGAGCGCAC